GAATGGAAATCAGATTGGGCAGTTGGTACATACTACAAAGTAAACGATATTGTAAAATACGGCGGGTACTTATATGTTGCTAATCAAGGTCATACAGGTGCAGCTACAGCAGCACTTGGTTTAGAAGCAGATCAATCTAAATGGGACTTATATGCAGAAGGCTTTGATTATAAGACAGACTGGGCTATTAGTACTCGTTATAAAGTAAATGATTTTGCAAAATATCACGGTACAGTTTATATCTGTACGTCTGCGCATACTTCTGCTGCAACACTAGCATTAGGGTTAGAATCTGACGATGGCAGAATACTAACAATTAATACAATTAGTGCAGCAGACGCAGCTAGAACAGCAGGGACATATACTGCGTTAGCTGTGAATGGCGGCGCCCAAGGAGGTCACGGAGCAATAGCTACAGCGGTGGTAAACGGTTCTGGTGCAGTTACCGTTACGCTAACATCTACAGGTACAAACTATGTTGTTGGAGATACTTTATCATTATTAGACTCGCAACTTGGAAGCGGTGGCGGAGCCTTATTAACATTTAATGTCGCAACTACCGAAGAGCATTGGAATGTGTTCTCAGAAGGATTTAATTGGCTCAATGTTTGGACAGTTAACACTCGATACAGCGTAAATGATATTGTCCGATTTGGCGGAACACTTTATGTTGCAAACACTGGACATACTAGTGCAGCATCAGCAGCTTTAGGATTAGAAGCTGATCAATCCAAGTGGGACTATTTACACAAAGGCATTGAATATAAATCTACACATGCAATAAACACACGATATAAAATAAATGACGTTGTAAAATACGGCGGTGGAACGTGGATCTGTACAACACAGCACACAAGTAGTGCAACTAATTTAGCAGCAGACGAAGCTAACTGGGCACAATTTGCTGAAGGCTTAGAATTTGAATCTAGCTGGGCAGTCGGTACAGCTTATCAACCAGGCGATGTTGCAACATACGGCGGATATTCATATATTTCAATTACAAACAACGTTGGACTAAAGCCAAGTGATAATGCAGCAGCCTGGGATTTATTTACATCGGGCTTTAGATTTGTTGGAGATTATGACGTTAATGCAGCTGACTTAGAATATATCGAAGGCGATGTTGCTCGAGTCGGCGGCTATACCTACTTATGTATTCTAAAGCATACTTCGCAACATCCGCCAAGTACAACATACTGGCAGAGACTTAACGAAGGTTTTGAATGGAAAGGAACCTGGGCTAACGCAACAGAATATGATGCAGGCGACTCTGTACAATACGGTGTTAACAGTTACGTTTGTATACTTAAACATGCTTCAGATCAAGTTACATTACAAAACAGACCAGACCAAGATGTAGATAGCAGTGAATGGAATCTATTAGTTGCAGGAGCAGAATCTGGTAATTTAACAACAGCAGGCGATATTGTTTACTATGGCGGAGCAGGCGCAACTAGATTGCCAATCGGCAAAGTAGGCCAAGGATTAAAAGTAGATTCAGCAGGAACTGCGCCTGAATGGGCATACTTCGGACAAATTAATAATGTATTTTATGTAGAACAATATGCCGGCGTAAATGATAAAGCACCTAATTACGGCGTTACATTAGATCGTCCATTTAAAACTATTGGTTATGCAACTGAACAAGTACAATCAGGAGCAATCCGATTCAACGCTAAGACGTTGTTACAAAGAAACAGACACTTTATCCAAGACGAAGTAATTGAATATATTGAAGCTATTTACACTGACACTGCTACAGCTACTACAGCATCGACAAATGCTATTACTGTAACTAGTACAAGTTGGCTTGTTGCTGGAGAAACAGCAGTTAAGTTTGCAGCTACTACTTTTGGAAACATTGTAGCAGGCACAGAATATTTTGTAAAAACTATTCTTAACGCAACTACATTTACTGTATCAGCAACTAAAGGCGGAGCAGTATTTGCTCTAGCAACTGCAACAGGTACATCAGTAGTAAGTCTTTCTTATGTACAAGCAACATGCCGTAGAGATACTGGACAAGTACTTGATGCAGTTATATGGGATTTATCACACGGTGGCAATGAGCGTTCAGTAGCAGCAGCAAAGGCATATTTTAATGCAGCTGGTGATACTTACATTGGCGGAGCAAATGCTTCACAAACAGTAGCAGGCTTTGGATATATTGTTACAGTTGCAGACGCAGTTATGTCCAATCTAGCTCCAGCAACAGTCCGAGGCAGTTTAGCTCGATTCACTGATGCTACTCTTACTGAAGAAGCAGATGCATTAACATCTGTAACTTCACTAACAAGTATTGTTACTAGTGCAATTACAGCAGGCAACACTACAGGCGTACCTGCAAGTATTGTACCACAAAATACTATATTTGTTAAAACGGGCAACCTTACAGAAGTTCTTCCAATTAATGTACCTGAAAATACAGCAATTGTAGGAGATGAACTTCGTTCAACAAGAATAAATGCAGCAGGTAGTATAATTAATGTAGCTGACGCACCTAAAACAATAGATGCAATATCTCGACTAAAAGCAATTATTAAAGCTACAGTAACAGCACCAGGTACTATTACTAAAACAACAGGCAACGCACTAAATCCAGTTACAACATCTCCAGTAGGCTCAGTAGGCTCATCCGGTGCAGTTGTATCCGTAGTAGCTAATGCTAATGAAATAGTTGATGTTTTAGTTAATGATGTTGCAGCAGCAGATGCTATAGTATTTACAGACAGTGGTGTTGCAGCTAAAACAACAGCACGTACTGAGTTACAAACAAACCGAGCAGCTATTATTTCGGCTTTAATTAGTTGGATCAATACAACATACCCTAGTTTATCATACAACCAAGCAAAGTGTGAAAGAGATACTGGTTATATTGTTGACGCACTAAGTTACGATGTTCAATACGGTGGCAATAGTGCAACATTAGTTGCAGCAAAGGCATACTTTACGCAAGCAGGCGTTAGTAACGTTGCAGGACAAGTAGCAGAAACAGCAGCAGCAATAGGCCAACTTGTTACAATTACAGCAACTTATACATCAGGCTCAGCAGAAGAAACACAAATTGCAACATTATTAGGAATTACGCAAAGTGTTATTACAGCTGGAACCTTAGCTGGACTACCAGCTGAAGTAACTCCAGTTATTACTTGGGCAGCAGCTGACTTACAAGTAGCCCATACAGCACTAATTACTGCTAGGGCCGAAATACAAACAGATACAGTTCAGCATGTAAAGGCTAACTTTTCAGGACTTGTATTTAATCAAGTATTGTGTTCTCGAGACACAGGGCTAATAGTGGATGCATTAGCATACGACTTAGCCTTTAGTAGTAACTATCGATCTGTTACTGCTGGACTAGCATATCGAAGAGGAACAGCATCAGCACTAGCTGTTATTGCAAATCAATTAGCTCCAACTACAAGTAGTATACGATTTATAAAGCATAAAGCTAGTGGTATTGCTGCATCTGGTGCAGGCGTACTAGCAGAAACTATTGTTCAAGATATATCTGATTTTATTAACTTTACAGTAAGCGATGTTGGATATAAAACTCCAACTACTGGCAGAGTAGCTGCAAGCTCGTCAACTGATTATACATATGGAATTGAATCAATTGAAGCAAATAGAGCATTCTTAGTAGCAGAAATGATAGCGTATATGGCAAATGCACATGCATCATATGCTGATGACTCCATACAACGTAAGCGAGATACCAACGCTTACATTGATGCAATTCAAGACGGATTAAAGTATATTGGTAACTATAAAGGAATAGTAGCAGCACGTTATTATTCAAATGCAGTAGAAGGTTCAACAACTGAAGACATGTTCTACATGCGTAATGGCACAGGACTTAGAAACTGTACAATATCAGGACTATCAGGAACACTTGGAGCTGATAATTCATATGGTACTAAACGTCCAACTGCAGGCGCATTTGTAAGTCTTGACCCAGGTTGGGGACCAAACCACACAGATGCATGGATTGCAACCAAATCACCATACATACAAAACGTAACTACATTTGGTACTGGATGTGTTGGTCTAAAAGTAGACGGAGATCAGCATAACGGAGGCAATGATAGTATTGTTGCAAACGACTTTACACAGATTATTAGTGACGGTATCGGCGCATGGATTACTAACTTGGGCAGAGCAGAACTTGTTAGTGTATTCTCATACTACGGCCACATTGGTTACTTAGCAGAGAACGGCGGCAAGATTCGCGCTACTAACGGCAACTCGTCCTATGGTAAATATGGTACTGTTGCAGAAGGAATAGATTCAACTGAAACAGCAATATCTGCTAAAGTTGATAACTTTGCAAATGAAGCGTTCGCCAGCAGTGTAATAACAGACGGCGACGATATTCTTGTTATTGAATATACAAATGCCGGCGTTGGTTATACAGCAGGTGGAACAACATTTACTATTACAGGTGAAGGATACGGAGCAGTAGTAAACTCAGCAGCAGTAGTAAACGGCGGTGTATTTGAAGTTAGATTAACTGACCCTTCTACTAACTTTGGCGGCGCTGGGTATGTTACTAACGGTAACGTTGCACAAGAAGGTAACGCATCGCAAATTACTATATCTAACACAGATACTAAACTTAGTTCTGCTTATGCTGGCATGGCAATATACATTACAGGAGGAGTAGGAGCAGGTCAATATGCTTATATCGACTCTTACAACAGCGGCACAAAAATTGCAGTTGTTAAAAAGATGAGTGATAACAGTGCAGGATGGGACCATGTAACTGGAATAGCTCCAGTCACAACATTAAATGCAACTACTACATACGTAATTGAACCAAGAATATCATTTGCATCACCAGCAGATAATTTATATGCTAGTACTGCTAAAGGAAGAGCAGTAGTAGAAGACGGAAAAATTATTAGAGTTTCTATATGGAATCCAGGTGTTGGATATGCTAGTGCTCCTGCAATGACAATTACAGATCCTAGTAATACTGTAGAAGCTCCTCATACTGTTAGAATAGGTGACGGTGTGTTAACACAACCAACTTGGACTAACCGAGGCACTGGAATGGTAACAGCGGCAGTAACAATCGCAGGAGATGGTTATCGTGACCAATTCCAACCAGGCACACTTATTAATATAAGTAATTTATCAGCATTACCACAAGCTGGAGCAAACTTAACTATTACAGGAGATTCTACATACTACAAGCTTGTAGCTATTAGAAATGTCCAAGGTGGATCAGCTCCTTACACAGCACAGTTCCAAGTAAGTCCAAAAATATCTATAACAGATGCGCCTGCGGACGATGCTGCTATAGAAGTACGTATTAGATATTCACAAGTACGCTTAACAGGACACGACTTCTTAGATGTTGGTACAGGTAACTTTACAAATACTAACTATCCAGGCACTCCTGTTTCACCAGCGGTACCAGCAAATGAAACTGTTGTAGGCGGAGGTGGACGTATATTTTATACTACTACTGACCAAGACGGTAACTTTAGAGTTGGTGGATTGTTTAACGTAGAACAGTCGACTGGTGTAGCAACACTTAATGCAGATGCGTTTAACATTACTGGTCTAAACGAGCTACAACTAGGTTCTGTTGCACTTGGAGGTACTGGAGCAACTATTACTGAATTTAGTGTAGACGGTACATTTACTGCAAACAGTGACAATATTGTTCCAACGCAGAAAGCTATAAAGACTTACATTACTTCACAAATTGGTGGAGGAGCTGGAGAGCTTAATGTAAACAGTATTACAGCAGGCGTAGTAAAAATATCAGGACAAACAATAACAACTACAACAGCCGCACAGATAAATATAACACAGAAAGTTAATTTTACTGGCGGTATTAAAGGTGCACCAGTTGCATTAAATTACTTTTTATCATCATAATGGAGAATAGATAACATGGCCACAGGAAGATTAGCAGCACAAGATATGAGTGCAGCAACACTCACTACAGTTTACGATACACCAGCAGCAACATATACTGTTGCTACTGTATCGATATGCAATAGAGGAGCTGCCGCATCAAATATTAGTTTAGCAATTGCAGATGCAGCAACGCCCGCAGCAGGCGAATACATAGAGTATGAGACAAATTTACTAGCGAAAAACGTTTTGGAACGTACAGGCGTAGTATTATCAGCTACACAAAAAATTGTTGTACTGTCGTCCGCAGCTTCCGTTAGTGTGGTAGTTGTTGGTATCGAAACAGCAGCATAAATATAAATATAGTTAACGCATAAAAGGAAGCAATAATGGGAAGATTTATAGGATTATCAAAAAATAAAGGAAGTGGAGCGTCACTGGAAGATCCAAGCAATCTCAATGCTGGGTTAATTTTAACTAGTAACGGCACTGGCTTTGTTCTAGCTGGAGGAGCGTCTCTGGATAGAGATCCACTTCCTGACTACGTAAACGCAAACGAATCAATAAGCACAACACTAACAGTTACTGGAGCGTTTGGCGACTCTGTGTATACATTCGCTTGGCGTAATGGAGCACAGTACGGCTTAGCAATAACAAGCGCAGGTGTATTAACAGGTGCAGCATCAAGTATGGTTGCTTTATCTATTTTACAATTTGATGTTACTGATACAAAATATAATAAAGTATATGAAGTAGATGTTCAAATAAATGTTAGTACATCTAATGGTTATCCAATCATTACTACTGGTGATGCAGCACTTGCGGCTGTTACTCCTCCGTTTGATATAACATTTGCTGCAAGTGGCTCACCTACTGAATGGTCAATTACATCTAGAGGTAACTTAAATAGTGCTTCGGGGGCTACTGTAACAATAGCTAATACAGGTGTAATGAGCTTTCCAAGCGCCAATTTGGGAACTAACACTTATACATTTACATTAGGTGTTCGTAACGAAAGTATGCCAGCAGGTGAATATAGAACCAAATCGTTTAGTAAGCCGATTGAATTTGCTGTTGTCCAAGGAGAACAGCAATACCGAGCTGAATACGGTCAAAGTGGCGGCCAATGCTCATATAGCTGGACTGCACCATCTGGTGTGAGTAAAGTACACGTTTTTGCAATCGGCGGAGGCGGCGGAGGCTGTCGATACTGGGCTGTTTGTGGAGGTCATGGAGGCGGATCAGTATGGGCTAATAATATTCCAGTAAACCCTGGACAAGCATATTGTGTCCAAGTTGGCCACGGTGGCTGTTGGAGCGGAACCCAAGGAGGCCACTCTTGCTGGCCTGGAATGACTGCATGTGGCGGCTGTTGTGGTTGCTATGGTGGTTGCTTTACTATTAGCAGTGTCAATGGCGGAGCAGGCACATGTTGCGGCGCATACGGAATGGTTGCTTACCCAAGTACAGCAGGCGGAGGCGGCGGCGGAGCCGGCTATGGCGTGGGCGGATCAAATGGAGCCTCCGCAACCAGCGGTTATGTAGGATGTGCTGGAGGCGGCGGCTCAGCAACGGCAGTTCACAGTTCAACACACGGAACTGGTGGAGGTGGCGGCACTGGCTCATGCGGAATGTGTTGCTACACAGGAGCAGGCGCTTGCGGCAACTCGGCATGTGGCGGTCATGGCACCTCTGGCGGCGGCGGATCAGGCGGATCAGGCGGTTGCTGCGGAAAAGCAGGCGAGCCTTATAGTAACCCATACGGTAACGGTTGGGCATGTGGTGGAGCATATGGTGGAGGCGGCGGAGGCGGCGGAACATCAACAGGCGGCGGCTGGGGCGGACCTGGCGTAGTACGCATTATCTGGGGCGATAACAGATGCTGGCCTTGCTGTAACACACACAACTTATAAACCAAAATTAGAGGAATAATTTAATGTTAGAATTTACAAATTACATAAAAATAGATGCCAGTGGCAACAGAGTTGGTGCAGATGCGATTTACGTTTCCAATAATATCTTTCAAATAATGGGTGAAAGATCAGATTTTACTGATGCAGAATTAACTGAAGCAGGTTATGCTAGTGTTATAGACTCGATACGCTCATATAACAACGGCGATTCTGCTGTTGACATCGTCCCCGGCGACATAGTAAAAAATGAAGACGGAACGTTTACACAGCAATGGTCAGAAACAGAAATCACTGCTGCGGAAAAACGCCTGAGGTTTTTAGAAGTTACACGCGGCTTTTACCTCGTCAATTCTGACTGGACGCAAGCAGCCGATAGTCCACTAAGTGACGCAGATAAAGCGTTATGGGTAACATATAGACAAGCACTTCGAGATTTGCCTGCCGCTATAACTTGGGATGACATAAAAGGAGCAGATGATATAGACTGGCCCGTGAAACCTGGCGCGGCTATACCAGCAGCAGACGCAACACCAAATCCGTTTCTAGACGAAGACGAAGACGGCACACCAGACTAAAATATAAAACCACTTGACAATGCTTCCGATTGCTGTTATACTTAAATAACAGTAACGGAGGCATTTTTTATGGCATTTAAAAGTATAATAGTAGTTGGTGGCGGATCAGCAGGATGGATGGCAGCATCTACATTAATTAGGAAGTTTCCTAATACAACTATTACACTAGTAGAAAGTGCCGATATACCTAAAGTTGGCGTAGGCGAAAGTACATTAGCATATATTCGAGACTGGACTAACTATCTTGGTATTGATGATAAAGACTTTCTTAAACATACAAACGGATCGTATAAGCTTAGTATTAAGTTTACTGACTTTTACGATAAAGACTCAGGCGGCTTCCATTATCCTTTTGGTGCTCCTTCAGAAAATGAAAATTTTAATTGGAACACTTGGTCAATAAAAAAAGCATTGTACCCAGATACTCCTACTAGTGATTTTGCAGAAAACTTTTGGCCTGTTATGGCGTTAGTGAACGAAAACAAAATATCAACTAATGCGGATGGCAAACTTGACAATTTTAGATTTGAGTATCATACTGCTTTCCACTTTGATTCTTTATTGTTTGGACAGTACCTTAAAGATCGTTACTGCATACCTCGAGGTGTCAAGCACGTAGTAGGAACAGTTAAAGATGCACCAACTGATGAAAACGGCATATCTAAAGTAATACTCGAAGACGGTACCGAGTTACAAGCTGATCTTTATGTAGACTGTACTGGGTTTGAAAGTTTATTGTTAGGCAAAGCATTAGAAGAACCTTTTACATCGTATCGAGATATTTTACCTAACAATAAAGCTTGGGCTGTACAAGTACCGTATACTGATAAAGAAACTGAACTACAACCATATACAAACTGTACTGCATTAACTAATGGCTGGGTTTGGAATATTCCTCTTTGGTCGAGGATCGGAACAGGGTATGTGTATTCAGATGAGTTTATATCAGATGAAGATGCGTTACAAGAGTTTAAAAAACATCTTAACTCAGATAAAATGGCATCACCAAACTCTAATAGAGTTACAGACGATCTTAATTTTAGACATATTAACTTTAAAACGGGCATATATGAACGTACATGGGTAAAGAATGTTTTAGGTATTGGATTAGCAGCAGCTTTTATTGAACCTTTAGAAAGCAATGGATTACTAAGTGTACACGAGTTTATTCTAGAATTTTGCCGGCATGCAGATAGACCGGTAGTTAATCAGTTTGACCGTGATGTATACAATGCTCGTATACAAACTATTTACAAAAACTTTGCAGAATTTGTTGCAATGCATTATGCACTTTCTATAAGAACTGATTCAGAATACTGGAATAATAACAGAGCAAGAGTATACGATAATAATTTAACAAATACTAAAAGCGGATTTAATGATTTATATGTTAAGAAAACTGCTACACATGCTCATCAAGGCAATGCAGGAGTCGTGTGTATATCAAATGGAATGAATTATAATGTGTATGACGAAATTGATATGTCAAAAGAGGAAATAGGTTTAGAAATAAATTTAACAGAAAAATGTAATAATTTCTTATATGATAGACACTTAAAGAAGCAACAATGGAAAGACGCAGTAAAGAATCAGCTTAGTACTTTCGAATGGCTCAAAACGCATATATATAATAACAAGGATTAAACATGCCAGAAGCATCAGCAAATATAAATACTTTTAGGAATCTTAGCGTTCTAGAAACAAAAATGCCATTTGACCTATTTGAAAGGTTATCAACTGCTATTGATAATATTTCAGCTGAAACTGGCAAAAAATTTAATAGTAATTTATTAGGCCATATGCAAGAAGAGTATTCATTGAATCATATTAAAGAAACTATGTCTGAGTACTTAGAATCATCAGCTCATCTATGGACAGAACAAAACCCAGGATTTATTGAATCTTTTGAGGAAGTTGCTAAAGCCGATACTTATACTTTATATCTTGATAGTATTTGGGTTAATAAGCAACAAAAGTATGAATTTAATCCAGTTCATCATCACGGCGGTGTCTTAAGCTTTGTTATATGGATCAAAGTTCCTTATGACTTAAAAGAAGAAGAAGCGTATTTTCCTAGAGTATCAGGAGAAACTGAAGACGGTCCGCACAATCAAACATATACTTCAAAATTTACTTTTTATTATAATGATGTACTAGGAGGATTACAGCCTGCGGCTGTGCCTGTTGATAAAAGTTATGAAGGAACTATGTTAATGTTTCCTGCAGGGTTGCATCATGCAGTTTATCCTTTTTATACGTCAGACGATTATAGAATTAGTGTATCTGGTAATATTAGGATTCGCCCAGTGTATCCAACGTCTGATGACAGAATATCGGAATTGAAATAAATGGATACGAATGATAATAGTAACTCCAAATATACAGATAACACACTGTTGTTGTTTGCGACTCCAATTTATATATGCAGAGACTATTCTAGTAACGAGTATGGTATATACGAAACTTATGCCGAACAAGCTAAAGTAAAACTTAATCTTGGACAGAATTTTTCATCTATAGAAACTAATATT